GAATTTCTACCTATACCAATTATTATATCTGCTTCTGCAGCTTTACCTGTTTTAGAGTTTTCCATCATATCAAATGATATACTATTTCTATTGTGTGCATCTGCTGATGCTTGTGATATAGCAATCACAGCACAATCTCTTCTCTTTGCTATCTCCCTTACACTTGTGTATATCTGTCTTAACTTCTCATCTGTTCTTGCAAATGTACCTGTCACATTTATTTTATCTAGCTGATCTATAACTATTATATCAGGTTTATGTTTCTCACAATGGGCATCTATATCAGCCATTGACCAATCAACTGTATCAAACATAGATATATTATTTTTTATTTCACTCCAAGCATTTTGTGCTATATCTTTATCCTGTATTATTTCTTCTCTAGTCATACCAGTATAGCAAGATATGGCTCTCATCTGTGTTCTAATAGCAGGTTCCTCATTTATAAATGCATGTACCTTTGCACCTTGTTCAGCAAATCCTTCAGGTCCTGCACACAAGCTAACCCAAAAAGCTGTCTTACCTGTTTCAGGTCTAGCAAATGCAATCATAAGATTACCACCACCAATACCACCTACATTTTCTTTTAGCACAGGTATATTAAACTTCCATTTAGTAGTTACATCAAGTAATCCTAATACTTCTTTTACATCACTTGTAACTGCAGGTGTCTTTTCTTCGTCACCTTGTTTATGATTTTCTATCATACCAGCTATATCAGTAAAGTTTGCATCTTTACCATTAAATATTTCTGTAGCTTCAACAGCTATTCGTTGTGCTAAATCTCTATCAGATAAGATACGCATTATATCTTTTGCTATTTCTTTACTAGGTTCTTGTATTTCTTTTATATCTTCTACTAACTCACTAAACTTTTCTTTTGCAGCACGAGTTAATGCAGGATTAAATATAGCAGTATGTAAAGAATATAATTCATCAACACTTATATCATCTGAATATTTTGCATGTGCTTTTTGTATTGTATCAAACAAAGAACTTATATCTCCTGTAAATATGGTAGGTGATATAGTGCCTTTGTATTTTGTATAGAATGCTTTACCAAGCATTAGTCTAAGCATTTGTTTTTCTATCATAAAACATCTCCCTTATTTGTTCTGTATTAAAGTATTTAAGGTCATCTTCTAATGGTTTAACTACGACATTGTCAAACCCTGACGACCTTAAATCTTTTGCTATATCATATGCTTTTGTTGTAGCATCCCTGTCTAAACAGATATATAGTTTTTTATACGGTTTTAAATGACTCTTATGTAAATCTTTTAATTTTGTACCCATAATTGCAATACCAGTAAGTATGTTAGATACAGCACAAGCTGATGGACAATCTTCTACTATAACTGCATCATCACACTCACCACATTTAAATGGTACATCTTTATTACCATACATAAACCATTTAGGATAAACATTTTTATTTAATCCTCTACCTACTGCACCAACAAATTTATGTGAGTATCTATTTTTAATTAAGAACACAACTCTATCTTGTTGTACATCATATTTTATATCTGCTCTACCCCAAGACCATGCTTCCCAGCAGTTATTATTTGATAACCAACGCATTGCTTTTTCATTTGAGTATATACCCGTAAAGCTGTCAGGTATTTTAAACTCTTCGTTTTCTATATATAGTTCTTGATTACCTTTAAGAACTTTCTCTACATATTGCATATTTTTTTCTCCTTCTTTTTTTCCTTTAGCTTTACAAGACGCATGAAAGCAATACCAGTTTATATTATTTTCTGTAGTATCTACTGATAATGTATTTAAATTTTTACAGAAAGGACAATCCATTCTCATCTGTGTATCAGGTGGAATAAATAGTCCTTGTATAATATTTAGTTGCTGTTTATAATTCAATTATTTTACTTCCTCGTATGTAACCCTAGTGTTAGTTTTATCATAAAAGGTATCTCGAGTGAGAATAAGTTTTTTGGTAAGTATTAGATGTGTTGCTTCATCATCTATTCTATCTGCATTTACAACTCCTGTTAGTGGTAATGTGTATTGTCCTGTATATCCTAATCCATATACTTTTATGAGGTATTTCTTTGTTTCCATTATTTTCTCCTATCATACTTTTGTTTATTTGTCAACTGATTTTTGTAAAATATTTTTTATTATTGTAACTTTGGGGTCTATATCTGTAGTCTTACAAGATGTAAGTAGCAATAATATAATTATATATTTCATTTTTTTTTCTTTTTGTGCCTACCCATATACCAATCACCTGGCTCATAGTTCCATTTCTTTCCGTGATGACCCCTAATATCTGCGTACCACATACGAAGTCTTACTATAAATTTTTTTAATATCATTCTATTTCAGACTCTTCTTGTATCTTTTTATAATCTACTTCAGCTTGATTCATATAATCTTCTTCTGCTTGTTTATAACATAACTCATCTATTTCATTCCAAGATAAGTGAGGATTTTTTCTTTGCATTTCCTCAAACAATTCTATTGCTCTGTTTTCTATCCAATGTTCTTTTCCATCTACACTCATTTGTCATACCCCTCTATCATATCAACTAAATTTTTTAATGCTTGTTCTGTATCTTTTGTCATTGTCTTTTGGTAGTCAAATATTATTGACCTCAACTCTTGTACTATTTCTTCTTTTGTCATTAGTAATACCTTTCCCAGTCTTTATCTTTTAATTTAAAAAAATGATGAAATATAGTATTGACTGCCTTTCTATATTCATCTTGTTTTTTCTTACCTTTCCATTGACCAACATATAATCCACCAATTATTTCGTTTAGTCTAAAGATTTCTTTTTTTGTCATTAATGCTCCTTATAACTTACTTGTTTAACTTTACGACTCCAACAAGTACGGCAAGATTTACACTCACCATCTTGTTTATATGCAGGACACTCTTGTCCAACTGCAGGTTTATCTTTGTGTACACCTGATGTCCACTTCCAAAACTTTGGTGGTGGACTATCTACTTTGATTGCAGATACACGCAAACATAAATTCTTTGGAACATCTTCTTCTTTGATGTCTTTTATAAATTGATATTCTCTTGTTGCTAACCAGTATTTGATATGGGGTGTAAGCAAACATACCTCAAATATTTTCATAAGATGTGAATAAGATTGCAAATCTCCTGAGTCAAACCACCTGTGATAATGTCTTGATTTATCTAGGTTTTTGTACTTTTGTGTGATAAGTTCTGCCATATAATCTACCCACTCATTTTTTTCTATTGCTTTTCTTCTTAACTCGTGAGCATCAAACACATTTCTAAATGCGTAATGTCCTTTAAGTGCATAACATTTATTACAGATAGTACCTTTTACTTTTGCTAACTTCGCACCAGTAATACATTTCTTTGCTGATATACCCCAAGCAAATGCAGGCATTTTACTAGGGTTAGATAGTGTACCTATTTCTTTTTCTAATTGTTTTCTTTTCATAATTATTTATAACATAAATTAATAGATGTGTCAATTTGCATACTAGACTTTTTTTAAAAAGTATGCTATGATATCCTGCGTTTCGGGGCAGGGTTAATATACTACTTGGGTTCTATACCTGATATATGGGCTATTAATTGGTTTCCCTTTTTATTTGTATATTCAACTTTATATAATTTTTTATGGTCTAATTTTTTTTGTAGTTTCTTCAATGACATAGCCCCCATAGTTTCTGTTGTAGGGTTATCATTATCTTTAGTTATATCTGTAACTTTGTATTCGTATCTATATCTCATAGTTGTGTGCCTTATTTTTTTCCCTTTCTTTTTTTTGTTTTTCTTTTTTAATATTGTATTGTATCACAAAATAAACTATAAGTCCACCCACCATAATGGCACATAGACCTATAATTAATTGTAATATTCCGTAATGTATATCCATAATTTTTTGGGCGATTTGCCTAGCGAGGCTTGTGGGTAGTGCAAGATTTACCACTCTATTAAGTTGTACAACCAACGTGCGAACACTTACGTATAGACTCCCTTTTCAGCTAGTTTGGAAAGTCCTACCTAACTACAAATCATATTAATATAAGGTAGATAGTTCTGTTTCATTTGTGTTCTGCTCTATCAACAATATAGGTAATAAGATGTAAGCCTATATAGAATACCTTATTAGGCTAGGCGATTGCTCGCCTAACCCTTATGTAATTTAAGCTACTTGTTGGGATTGAAGATGTTTCTGCAAAGCAATTTTTGCATTAGCAATCTTTTCTTCCTTGCTAGGCTTCCTTTCGTAACCTAATATAGAATCTGTCATAGACTTAACACTAGCAGGATTAACTGTTAATGCAGTACCAAAGATTTTATTAATGGAAACATTTGGTTGCCACTCATATTCTTTAGCTAACATATCTACTTCAGATTTATTTTTCATAGCTTTTATTTGCTCACCTACTAAATCAGTTGCCCGTAATATAGAACTAATCCAGTCTTGATGAGTCTTTACTACATCAGCTTTTGCTATTAACATCAGCTCAAATGTAGCAAACTCGGACTCGGTGCAAGGTATTGCACGAGATTTACAACCACCACTACCAATAACATCTAATGCATAGTTATCTTTCCATACTTGATAGAAGTTAGTAGATTGTCCGTCATTACCCTTTAACCAATTCATACATTTGTTAGTTTCACTAGAGTGATGAGGATTACTTCGGTTATCTTTTTGCTCAATCTCTATATCGGGGTTATAGCCATTAGCTTTTAACTCCTCACGATACCAAGCATAACCAAAGTCATTGTCGTGGTCGTATGATGAACTACCAGTATTACTTCCATCTAATTCAAAGCTAAAGTGTTTTTTCTTCTGTTCTTCATCTCTGTAATGATCAAGTTGCATTACTGGTTTGCCCTTTTTATCTACAACTGCAAAATAAAAACAACTGTCTTTTGCTGTGGCATCAACAGTATTATATTTTTTCTGCATTTTTTGTAGTATAGAAACATCTTCAGGCTTATACACTCTATGTACAACTTTGGTTGCTAACTTAAATGCGTCATCAATCCTAGTTTTACACAAAGTTTTAGCCGATAGATATGCCTCATACTTTGGGTTATCTTTTTTAGATTCTAAAAATCTTCGGAAGTCTTTTATATAAGCTGTCCGATAATCTTTATTCAATCTAATATCTTTTTTCTTCTCCATTGAGTACTCC